ATCTTTTCCCTAGACACAGGGATACCAGGGGCATCAGACGCTAGCTTCCCCCTTACTTTGTCAAGGATTGAGTCTCTACCGCCAGAGAAAAGTCCATTGATGTATGAATTTGTATCAAGTTCTGGATTGATAAATCCGTTGAACCTATAGTCTTTTCCTGAAGCTTCTGGCGCAACTGGCTGACCTGCATTAGGTCCAGTATTCCACTTGAGGTTGGCGATATAGTTTGTTGATCCCGGATTGGTGAATACATCTTTCATGAAGCTTTGTAGTTCATTTCCGGACATTGTCTGCCCGTCAAACGATACATTGATGCTTGGACGGCCGCCAGCAGTTGGACTAAAGAAACTTCCTGATTCCACTTCTAGATTAATGTATTGAAGAACCTTCCTGTATGTATCAAACGGAACAACGAGAGTTCCCTGAGACGACTGGCCGTCTGCATTGCTAAGTGGTCCGCTAATCCTGACCATTGCATCGTTTACTCCAATGTTAGTTGCAGAAGCTCCAAGTCCTGGGTACCTATGGACCGTTACGTCAAATCCGCCAAGCTTGCCTTTATCAATAGGGCCAAGTGCCTCTCCTTCACCTTTTTCTGTCATGCTTACTGGAAGAGAGTATACAAGCCCGTATTCACCCATAATAAATGGAAGCGAATTTGTTTTGTTGACGTTGTACTGCTCAGTTGTGCTTACGACTCCAGCCTCATTAATAACTGCAATTCTTTTCCCTGACTTTAAATCTCTTTCAACATATGCGCTATCAAGCCAAAGCTTAATGAGTGACTCAGGTGTAATCCTACTTGCTGGAATATCAAGAGATCCTGATGTAGCTATAATCCCAGACGTAATTGCATTAATTGTACCTTCAGTAAAGTTACCTGAGTCTGCTGCCGCCTGAATTTCTTCAACTGTTACTCTGCCATCTTTACTCGAGTCGAGACGGCTGAGCTCTTCCGGATCAAGGTCTGTTGGGATGTATCCGTTTGCTAGAGCTGTTAGCCATGGGTAGGCTTTGTCTCCTCCCATTGCTTTAAGGTCCTCAGACAAACCCTTGAACACACCAAGAACTGCGGTTGGATGTCCTCCAACTCCGGCGTCAGTTCCCTGAGACAGGTCAGGCGAGAACGAGACCCCAGCAGCCTGAAGGTTCCTTCGGAAGGCGGAAATGGTTGTCTTGCCCATACCTGTAAAGAACTCTACTCCGCTGTTGGAAATAAACCCTTGCTGTGTGGCAATACGTGCCGCAAGCTCAGATCGCATCTTTGAGGCGTCAGCTTCTGAGAGACCCTTTAGCCCGCCATCTAGCATGTTGTCAAGCTGGTCTGTATATTCTGAAACAGATTGTGCAAACAGATCTGCGGCTTGATCGACACCTGAAGCATTCATGATAGCATTGTATGTCTGGTCTCCACCCTGCTTAAGCTGGGCAAGGGTCTGAAGGGCGTCAAAATATGGACTCATGCTTCCCTGGGGAGTTTGCGAGAGAGTATCGTAGATCGACTGGGCCATAACTGGGTCGGCGCTGTTGATATACTTGTCAATCAGGGCTTTGGCAGCAGCCTCAACTGGGGCAACGTCGCTTCTCATTTCTTTATCTACTCGGTCACGAGCGCTGGACTCACCCTCAGCTTTAGCCTGCTTTACTGCGTTGGCGTGGGCCTTGAGGATTCCACGGTATGCGTCACTGCTCTTTGTTAGTCCTGACCCAAGGGCATCTCCAAGCTGGCCCTTAAGCCACTTAGCGTACGCCCCATAGCTCATCTCGCCACGGTCGACAGCAGCAATCTTTCCGTCGTGCTCTACGTTGAACCCTGCTACGTATACTGCGCCGGATAGCTTGTCGGCAGCAGTATCGTTGCCGTCTGCTTTTAGCTGGGCAATGCGTTCATCTGCCCACCCACGAACGTCTACTAGCTCAACCTCTGAAATTCCCTTGTTTTGGAATCCAGACCCCAACAGGCCGAAGTCAATTTTAGTGCCGTTGTTCATTGAATCAATAACAAGGCGCTCGATGTCTGACTGGTATCGCTGCCGGAACTGCTCAAGCTTTGAGCTGACGGTCTCGTACTCGGTGGACCCTGGCGGGAAACCAGCAAGCATAGACTCGTAGTACGAGATGACAAACTCGCCGTCAACGTTCTGGCCATTAAACTGAGACTGGTACGTGCCAGCCTCCATGTTAGTATTGTATGAAGTTAGGATAGAGTCAAGCTCATCCTGCATCTGCTGCTTCATGATCTGATAAACAAGCATGGTCAGATTCTGGCTGGTTCCAGATCGACCGAACCTACCTCGTCGTGCCATCTTTATTCACCTTCCTGTTGCGGTACACCGCCTTGTGCTGCTTGCAGCATTGCCATTAGATCAGCTCCACCACCCTGCGCGTTCTGCGGCAGGGACTCCTGCGGCGGGACTGCTCCCTCCGAAGGTGAGTTCAACATCTCTAGGCCACCCTGAGGTGGGTTGAGACTTGCCATTGCTTCCATTGCGCTAGCCTGTCCCTGCTGGGCCATCTGCTGAGCTGCTGCCGGAGGCTGCTGTTGAATCTGTGAGAACATCTGGATGAGTGCACCCATCGTCTGCACCGCTGCAGGGTTGAGTGTTGCATCCGTCTGCTCGTCTCGAATAAGATCCTTCTCTCCTTCTGGGTCTGTAACGCCCATGCGATCCATCGCACGCTCAGATGACCAGAGTCGGTTCTGGACTAGGTTGATTGCAGTCTGTGCAAGCTCGATAGTGTCTCGAGGTGTAAGCTCAGGCGGTGTAATTGCAATCGTATATTCACCATCGATGACGTTGTCTACGCCACGGTCCTTGTTCGACCAGATTCGTGCGCATACTTCCCAGACATTCTGAACCCAGGAGTAGAGAAGCTTTCGCTTAGGGCTGATGCGTGCTTCGTAGTTTGCCATGAGCTGTGCTATAGCTCTACTTGACCCAAGAACGCTCGATGGGGCAAGACCAAGTAGCAGGTCGTTAAGTCCTGACACCACGGCTAGCTCACGGTCGATACGCTTGTTGTAGTCTTCCACCTGGAACTGCGGAATGAACGGGCTAATGGATTCGATTCGGTTGCCCGCACCAGGGGTAGCGACCTGGTTTGGCTTTGGGATAGCGTTGGCAGGAACCTCATCCGGAGCTTCCGATCCCACCAGCTGCCACATCTGTCCTCCGACAACAGAGTGAATCATTTGTGCCTGGGCGGTAATCTTCTCGTCCTTTTCACGGAGCAACTGCTCAATGTCGTATAGCTCTGGCTTGCCGTAAGGGCTGCCAGGAATCATGCTGTTGCGTAGAATGATATAAGGGATGACGCCTTCCATCTCTGGATGCTCAGTCTTCTTTACCACAGTGTTCCCAACGATGACTGCGTTGCAGACAAGCGGTGGCTTCCCTGGCTGAGTTGGGTGCTTGTACCAGTAGTCCATTACCTCGATCTTCATCTGGTCATACGCTGTCTGATACCGGATAGGATCTCGGTGGTAGCTGTTCAGGTAGATGCTGGCGATCGGGTCATCGTGCGTGCTAGCAGAAGTGTATGGGTACCACTTGCTTCCATCGTTCACCGGGATAACGTTGATCCCGTAGTCCTCGATAGCCGCCTGTGGAGAAATTCCGTAGCTGTAGAGTGCCCAATCGATTCGGCTATAGTCAGATGTGCCGTAGCCAAGGTATAGGTTTTCTGGTGTGTCAACGATCTGTACAGAAGGAACTTTGGTAACTGGGTTCCAGAACACCTTTGCGGCAGTAGTGCCGTATAGCGACTTGAGCAAGCATGCCTCTTCTAGGCGAAGGTCAAAGTCGTTAGCATCCCACCAAGCGTAGAACAGTCGCTCACGTCGTGAGGCCTGGTTTCGCTCTGTAGTCGTCGGACCGGTAGGGACATAGTTAACCACTGGAGACACTGCTTGCAGAGATGCCGGGATCTGAACGTAAGATGAGTGTACGTTTACCGATACATGCGAGCGTCCGGATAGGCGTGCGCTTGGGTCTTCCGCCCAGTGATCCGCACCGCCAAGAGTGAATGTCTGTGGGTGGAAGTAGTGGTCGTATCGTCGGTAGAGTGCACGCATCCGGTTCTGCTCAGGCTCAACCATCTGCTTCTTTACAATGGCATCACCGATAATACCGAAGTACTCGTTCTCCTCGGCTACCTCGCCAATGGCATTGAGGCGCTGCTTCTCCATGCTGAGTGCCTTCTTCTGGGCATCAGTGAGGTTCGACATCTTGGAGTAGTCGGCAACAATCTTTTTGCTGGCAATCTTTCCGCCCGAAACAATCATGCCTGGGATTGTCTTCCCCTTGCCAGCCTTGGTTGCATTTCGATTTGCAACTGCGCTTCTAAGAGGTTCTGACTTCCTTACCTTTACCTTGGCTGGCTCAAGAACAGTTTTTAGAGATCCGCCCTTAACCTCAATATCTACTTTTTCTCCGCGAATTTCTTTTCGAGCCCTACCGACCGCAGCCTTAATAGCGCCAATTGAATAATCTGGAGAATCCGTATTACCTTCCTGGATTTCAGTTTTTACAAATCCACCAGGGACATTGATCTTGGGCTTTGACCCCCTTACCGAGGCCCTAGCTTCTGTGTTGTGCTTCTTGATATTGCGAAGCTGCTCAGGAGTTGCCAAAGTGTCATCTGTGGTATACAGAGACGGCTGTGGCTTTCCATTTACGAAAGAACCTGGTAGCTTCCTTAGGCCTTTACCTTTTGCCATTATGCATACTCCCCAAAGTAGCTAAACACAGGCTTCTCAACCGGGTTGGAAGGATTGCGCGTAGCGTGCCTGACCGAGAGGGCAAGTGCCATCACGGCGTCTGTTGAAAGATTCTTGTCAGCAAGCTTGTACCCTAGTAGCTGGCGCCGAAGCTCCATCCACACTCCGCTCCGTGGAAGCTTGAGCTGGCCACGGTCGATTACTGCCTTAAGATCGCCAAGTAGTTCTAGCTTCTTGGCCTTGGTCCCACCGAAGTCATAGTCTCGGAGTGGCTTAATAATGCTAAACTCCTGGCGGAAAAGCTTTCCACCAAACCCTGTAGAGTCGACAATGGTAGTGCAGGCAGCTCCGTCTTGAGTGTATAGCAGGTGTCCTTCTCGTACCATGTTGATGATTGATGGGATGGTCTGCTTCCCGATCTTTCGTCGGCATCGAACCCCTACCATCATACTTCGTTCTGTATAGTCAATGGTAACTGCCCATGTTGCGTCGGATGAAATCCCTGGATCAACGCCCTGAGCGTATCGTCGCTTGGCCGTAGGTGGCTGCTCGTCTTCAAATTCAATGAAACAACCGTCAACCATCTCTGCGTTGAAGTATGCGTCCCGAGCCTCGATAAAGAAGCCATCGATGTTCTGTGGCACAAGGTACTCAGCCTGCTGCCGGACGATAGAGTCAAAGGTGTACTCGTTTAGACCGAAGCCAACGTTGTCCCTGGTTGACAGCCGGAAGCTCATGAATTGGTCATCCTTATTGGGATTCTTTGGGTTGCCAAGCTCCCACAGGTCAGAGTAATCGTTGATACCTTCTGTAGGTGTGCCGATGAAGTGCAGTTGGCCACCGGTGGATAGACGGCGCAGGTTGAGAACCTCCTGATAGATCATCAGAAGGTGAGGCTCAAACGCGGCTTCGTCAAATGAGATACCGTTCATGTCCTTTCCAAGCAGTGCCTTAGCCTTGTCCTGGGTTGTGCGGAAGTGGATGTTAGCTCCACCGAATACAGGATGGATCTTGATCCACAGGTACTCTCCACGGTACTTCTTGTCAAAGATGTATACTGGACCTATCTCCTTAATAATCGGACATCCCCTACCGCGTTGGGCTGGGTGCGAGCTTTGAAAAATCATAGAAAGCTCACGATGCACCAACTCAGCAGTCTCCTGCTGGATGCCGATGTGGTACCACTCATAGGGCTCCGTAGTCCAACGCTCCGCGTCGGCCTGATTGTTCAACTCCGAGGGGCGAAGCCCTAGCTTGTATGTGGCTGAGTGCAGGATGCCTACAGCCATTCCAAGCGTCTTACCCGCACGGTTGCCAGCGGAGCAGACGGTGGTAAGGTACTTGGGCCTGTACCCCGTCTCATCCCTGGCTGACATCCCCTGGAGCCAAGCAAGCTGACCAGGGTTGAGATTGATCCCAAGCCAACGAGAGGCGAAGAAACCGATGTCGGTTCTGCCTCTGGCTAGATCTTGAGCAATCTCAGTAGTAAGATTCATTTCTTCTTCTTTGCTGTTTTCGCTGATTCCTTAAAGTCCCTAGCTGAAGGAGCGCCCTTGCTTCCAGGCTTGCGCATCTTCTCGCCAGAACCGGCAGCAATGCGTTTCTTCTTGGCGTTGATGTTGGCGTAGAGTCCTTGCTTTGCTGGCATTACTTGTCCGCCTTCTTTCTAGACACGACAATCTTACCGTTCTTTTCCTTGACTGTCATACCAGCACGTTCAGTCTGTGCTTTTAATTGCTGGTATTTTTCGGCAACGGTTAGACGCTTAGCTGGCACGCTTTCCTCCCTTATTCCTTGAGCTGATAGCCTTAGCCTTGGCTTTAGCATCTGCTTTGCTGCTAGCGCCCCAAGCCTGGAGCGAGAGTAGCAACCGCGTGGGCCGTCCCTTTGAGTCCCGCTCCGGCCCGGGCATGTTACCCATGCGAGCCAGGAACGAAGCCCGACGCGGATTATCCCCTGACTTAACAGGGGCTTTGAGCGTGCCGCCCTTATAGCTGGCACGCCCCTTAGCATTCAGACCGCCAGCAGGGTTCTTGCCCTCCTTGCGGGTCCAGGCGGCTGTCTTAGCCACGCTGAGCGGCAGTCCTTTGTCCGGACTTGTTAGTTCCACGAAGGGTCTTTCCACCCTTAGGGAGCTTCTTGCCCTTGCCTGAAACCTTGCCCTTGCCCTTGCCCTTTGACTTCTTGCCATACATTTCCATTAGGAAAGCTGGCATCTTCTTCTTGCCTGGCATTATCGACCGCCAGTTTGACCAGGAAGTGGACGACCAGGTCGACGAGGCTTTGGGTTGGTGCCGGTAGAAGATCGGACTCCGCCACCACGACCGGTGTCTCTAGGCTGTCCGGCTACAGTGCGGACCTTAACGGATCCGCCCTGATAGGTCCTTGTGCCTACCGTCTTGTTTTCAGAAATAGACTTGCGCTTCTTTTCCTTGAGCGTCTTAAGGGCAACTCGATAGTTGTCAACCTGTGCCCAGTCACGCTTCTTGGCAGTCATGTTCTTGTACTTCTTTGACTTTAGCTTGTTTACCAGTGAGTTCATATCCGACTTAATAGCAGCTCGAGTTGCCTTCTTAAGTGGTGGGTTCTTGGTCTTTGTCTTTGGCTTTGTCTTTGGCTTTGTCTTTGTCTCTGGTTCGCCATAACCTCTATCTACTGCCATTATTCTTCTCCTTTATTCCCGAAAGACTTATCTTCAGGGTTCAAATATCTTACAATTACAGGGACAACTGCTGCCAGCCCTGCTGCAAAAATATGCTTAGCGCCATCTGCGCTAAGATCAAACACTCCAGTACCTAGCGCAAGAAACTGCGCGAGGCATGCAGCCAAGAAAGAGCGTCCCCATGACGCGAGTGTAGCCTTAAGCTCCTTGCTCATCTGTGACCTCCATTGCTGTACCTTCTACCAAATATCCGCCACCTAGGATTCCGGCCATTGAAATGGCCAGTTCACGGTCAGCGTTCTTTTCCTTACGACGGTCCATCATCTCCTGGGCCCTGAGGCCCTCAGACAACGTAGGGATTACATCCCCATTCTCTACCATCTTATAAACGTATGTGCTAACCAGGCGAGCCAAATCCCCATTGGTAGTCTCAACCTTGATGGCGCTCTGGATGTTTTTAGTAAGCTCCTGCCTTGCCTTAACGTGCTCAACTGTCATGTGCTGTCGCCTGTGGTTGCCTAGAGTGATCCTGCTGACGTACTTACCCTCAACCTTCAGCCAGTTAGACACCTTCTGATCAGAGATTCCCTCTGTCATCTTTCGGTTGATTACGTCAACCAGAGGATGTGCGCAAACTGCGCACTTACTCAAGATCTTCATTTACTTCCACAAGGTCCGTGACTCGCTGCGAGCAGGTTCCGCAGACAACCCTAAACACACCGTCGGAGTTTACTGGGACATTTACCCTGTGGGTGACGTTTTCGTTGACACAGTTAGACGTTCTGCACGTCGTATCCATAAGTACTGTTGGTCTTTCTACTTCTTCCACATTACTCTCCAATTACCATCCACCAGACACCAGTTGCAGTGGTGTTAGTTCTATACATGTATATTGTGAATCCAGTTAGGTTGTTTCCACTATAGGAAGCACCCGTTGCTCCTATGCTTCTAAATGCATTTGAGGCAGTAATTGCTGTTACAAAAATAGCGGCGGATTGCGCAGTTGTCTTTACAGACAATCCAGTAACTGCCTCAGCAGTCATATCATTAGCAACTGGATCTACCGTGGCGCTTCCAATCTTAATGTTTGGCGCTGAGAACATACCAGTTCCAGTGATTTTTGCAAAGGTTACGTCGCTAGTGGTAGCTACTGCTTGTCCGATTGCAACCGTAGGAGTTGATGCGTTTCCAGTACCGCCAGTTACGGTTACTCCAGTTCCACCAGATACCGTGGCTGCAAAGTTTCCGCTTGTGATGTTTGATGTGTTGTGCGAGTGAGACGTTGCGGCTGCCCCAATGTCTGAAGCAACTAGCGCATCGCTTCCCCCTGTAGAGTGAGATGTCTTGTGGGCAGTCGGAGTTCGTGAGTCAGAAAGACGCGAGTCTGCCGTGACTACTGCTGTCCCTGTGACCTGAGATGGCGAGATCCCAGATAGCTCATCTGATCCTCCTGAAAGGTGGGTAGATGCATGAGCAAGGGTTGAGCTTGGGGTTCGTGCATCGGTAAGCCTTGCATCTGATGTGTATACCAGGTTTGAAGTATCAGTAATTCCATGAACTGTGGTTGTAAGAGCAGCGTGGGTAGATGTCGTTCCTGCCGGGTCATATACCCCGGAGTGGTTGTGGGATGTACCTGAAATCCCAGCAGCAGAAATGCTTTTCTTGGTCCATAGTCCAGTCGATGATACGTACTGGATAATATCCAAATCAGATGGTGAGCCTACGGAAACATCGTGAAGCTCGTCAAGCTCGTACCCGTTCTGGACCTTGACAAAGATCTCACCGGTGCTTGGGTTCTTTTTTGTTACAACTCCTAGGTATACCGAGTGTGCTGGTTCTGCAGGAGGAGATCCGAATACAACCCCTCCTGGTGTCCCGGAAAGCCATACTGAAACTCCTGCTGCTGAGGCTGCGCTAGTGTCAATATTTGTAAGGCGACCATAGATTACTACGTTGACCTGGTCTCCGTTGTTGGATGCAGTTTCAGTAAACCCTAAAGTCTTGCTCGACGTTGACTCGCTGTCGGCGTCTGATAGTGCAATGGTTGGGTTGGTGCCGTCCGCACCGTCGATATATACTACTTTCCCCTTGGCAATGCTTCCGCCAGAGCTGTTCTTACAGGTTTCATACACGACATCGGCACGGTTAGCGTCAGCGATAGGTGCGTAGTCCGCATCGTGGTCGTGACCGTCAAGTGCTAGTCCTGTAGTTGGATGAACGTGGTCTTGACGGCTTCCTGATGCAGCAACTCCAGGGGCTGCAGTCCCAAGAGCTAGGGCGTTAGTGTCGCTAAGTGGTGATCCTCCGGACTGAGCTGCCCATGAAAGGCCGGTAGCAGCTGAGCTGTCGGCTGATAGTACGTAACCATTAGTCCCCGATACTGGAAGACGAGAGACTGTGTCATTTGCTGTTCCAACGATAAGGTCTCCCTTAGCGTCAACAATAGACTTTAGGATGGATGTGTTGACGGGCTCATACGTCCCGCTGTGGTTATGAGCTGAAAGTGCTAATCCGGTTGTTGGGTGGACGTGGTCATCTCTGCTTGCCTCCCCTCCCACTCCAGAAGATGCCGTACCAAGAGCAACTGCTTCGTCATCGCTAAGAGCAAGAACGGAGGAGCCCTCAAGAGCAGTAACGCGCCCCCGTAGGGTAGCACCCTCGTCAGCGTCAAGCCATACCAGGGTAGGCTCTACCGGCCCAATGTCTTCGTTAAATTCCTCGTAGTACTCATCTGGGATCTCGAACACGGTGTTTGCCGGACCCTCAATGAGAAGTCCGTTCCAGCGAAGCGAGATAGGCCTTCCAAAACGTAGTCTAGCCAATGCTCCCCCTTAAATACCCTTCATATATATCCATTTTTGTCAAGTGTTCAGCTCATCGATTGGTGGAAGTAACCGTGCGACAGGGGTGGAAAGGGCATCGGCTGCCCGTTCTACCTCCACATCGAACAAGTTTGAGATGATCTCGTACCCCTCACGCCCAAGTACCCCGTCCAGGGCCTCTACTGCCCGCTCTGCGCCCGCGTAGTGGACGTGAAGCAGCTCGTGGGCGATTACCCGGCGCTTCTCAGCTGGGTCCAGGGACCAGAACTCGGCAGAAACACGCATCGTAGCGTTCCACAGGTTCTGGCTGACATCGATATCAGCCCAACTGTCCTCCTCGCATGGGTGCTTTGACACTTCTACCTTCCAGTGGGACAGCCCAAGGATGGTAGTGCAGCGATTTATGTAGTCCTGTAGCTCTGAAATGCTCCTCATTTACCCTCCTAGGCTCTCAAGTTGTTTGATTTGATCCATTGCCGTGTTGTTTCTAGCAACAGCTGGCATTACTCGTGCCGCAGTGCTAGCCGCTCCGGCTGAGTTTCGCTCGTCTACAGCGACATTGGCTGGCATCTGCTGCGTATCGTAGTCAGTTTGGCCAGTTACTGCGTTGTAGATTGCGTTTGTTAGCCCTGCACCGGCCATGCTGCCTGCAGTACCGCCTGCGAAGGCTCCAACGCCACCGGCGAAGGCTCCAAGCGCACCGCCTGCAGCGCCTCCTGCTAGCGATCCAATGATATTTACCAGTGTTCGCATCATATCCTGCTTGTTCACGGCTGAGTGGGACAAAGCAAGTGCTGATCCCAGCAGCGGGCTTGCCTCGAATGCAGCGTTCATAGCCACCGAAGCAGGAAGCATGTCTGCAGCCGCCTGATCTCCGTATTCTGCCTTGTTCAGCGCAGCGTCAACGCCAACTCCCATGGCAATAGCGCCAAGGAGTCCGCCACCTCCGATGAGTTTCATCTTGTGGTTACGGATGTATGACTTAGCTACGCGTGACAGTCCTTCTGTTTCCTTGTCCAGAGGCATAAGCTTGGCTCGGGTATCACCTTCTGCGCGTAGTGCGTCGAGGATTGGGTCTGCGCCTGGCTTTACCTTGTCTGCTGCACCGGACAGGGCAGCAAGACGCTCTGCAGCGTCAAGTCCGCCCCTTCGTACAGCCCACCATGTCTGCGTCCCCTGGTTGCGCACACGTCGCTGGCCAAATGGGCCATAGAATCCATCAGTCGTGCCTTGCTTCCAAATCGACAGCGCATTCAGGTCGTCTGCCTCGAACACTGGACCGACACCAGACCTACGTGCCTCCTCGTCTACAAGACGCCTAAACTCTGCCTGCATTCCTGAGTCGAGCAGATTCCTAAGAGTTGTCGTAATCTTGCCGGTTGATTCGTCTACGTACTTGGCATCCTGGGATGCAACGTAGTCCATTGCGTCTGAATTTAGATCGATGCGAAGCAGTGGAGAGTTCCCGTCTCGTAGTCCGCTATCGCTGACGTTCATTAGACCAGTTGACCCAAAGTTCCCTAGCACGCGCATTACTTCTTCTGCGGTGAACAGGTTTCTCCTGGAGAACCTGGATTCCTCAGCAAGGTCGATGTTCCCCCACTTGTCCTTCTCTACCTTTGTGATTAGGACACGCGTTCCATCACTCTCGCTCCTGGTCACAACGAAGTCAAATCCGTTCTTCCTTACGAACGAGGCTAGCTTTCTAGCGGTTGACTTGTTCCCAGCCAGGGAGATGATCTCGTCCTTTGTCATAACCCTGGATGTCTTCCCCTGCAAGCTTGGCAGCTCCGGCATCGCCAGGTTCTTAGTGATGTCGTGGTACTGGTATTCGTCAATGAATGCGGCTAGCGCA